ATGAAAAGACAATTGCAAAAGGAGCGTTCAATCTTATATTCCTGGCGACAGCTGTTAAGATATTAGCATCTGCCTGTAAAGATATATCGCAACTTAGTTGGAGCGAACTTGCTAAGGGACTTACTGGAGTAGGTGTTCTGATGGCAGAAATAGCTTTATTCTTGAACACGGCTAAATTTAGTGGAAAAGCAGTATCAACAGCAACGGGAATTCTTGTGCTGTCAGCTGCTATAAAAGTATTAGCATCTGCTTGCAAAGATTTCGGTTCTATGCAGTGGAGTGAGATTGGAAAAGGTCTAACAAGTATTGGTATATTACTTACAGAGATTGCAGCATTTACAAACCTTACAGGAAATGCTAAGCATGTTGTATCTACTGGAGTTGCGTTAATTGCTATTGCAGGGGCTATGAAAATTATGGCATCGGCAGTACAAGATTTCGGTTCTATGCAGTGGGATGAAATCGGCAGGG